ATATTTCCAAAACATTCCAAAAACCCTTATATCTCAAGGTTTTATCAACCTTTTTCATCTAAGCTACTGGTGAGAATCGAACTCACAACCCCTTCATTACGAGTGTTTATTAAGACGTCTAAAACATAAGGGTTCCGCCCCTCGTGACCCCCCCAGTGACCCCCCTATACTCAAATAATACACTATCCGGCCTATGGTATAATCATGCAAAACGCACTCTTCCGGGTGCGTTTTTTATTTCGTCGTCAACACAGGCGTTTTCCCCTGATTCGATACCTTCACCCCCGTCGCATTTCCAATATCCCGAATCTTCGCATAAACAAATCCGTCCTTGCGAATCCCGTCAACAAACTGTTTTTTTCCATCCACAATAATCTCTATCTTCTCCACCATCTCAATATCCTCCTCATACTCAACGTCCCGTAGCAAAAACCAATGTGTAAAATCTCGGTCCTTCACCTTTGTTTTCACCGTTCCCCTTGCGCTGTTCATCGCTTCGATAACTTCCCCGTTTGCCGCGTAAATGCCGATATGCCCGCTTCGCCATACCGCAGCGCCCACTGGGGCTTTTGCAACCGTGCTAATCGGCTGCGCGTTGCCCTCCGCCTTAAACCCTGCGGAATTCTTAACCTTTCCCGTGTACCAAGAAATCAAACCCGAACAGTCAACACATACCTTCCCAACCTTGCCCTCGTCGCTGTTTGGTACAAACTTCGGATATGTACGCTTTAAAAAATCATAGTTCGCTTGGGTCATCACCGCGCCTTTCATGCCATATACATACGCCGTTCCGATTTTGGAACGGGCAAATGCCAGCAAGCCAATATTTGTTTTTTTCATTTTCCCTCGCCCCCTTCCACCAACTCTCTCACCGCCCTATTTGCCGTCAGCATTCCCTTCATCTCCAACAACGCCCCGTCTACCCATAACGTAAACGTATCAAATGAAATCACCTGTGCAATAACGGGAAACCGCCCGACAAACTTGTCAAATACCCATCTCAACTTAATCTGCCCCGTACCGCTTGCAAACTGCTTTTCCGCTTCAATGCAGGCATACAAAAGCCATTCTTTGACCGTGGCTATCTGCGTTGCCTTCGGCAGTTTTAAAAACCTCCCGATGACAAACCCGATAAATACCGCAACCGCGATAATGCCGATAAATAAATACCAGTTCTCTATCAAAAATATCATTCTATCCCCTCCATCGCGCCCGCCGCCATGGCGTCGTAAACAATGCCGCCTTTTAGATTCTCTTTCGTGCTTTTCATCGTGTACCCCGTTTTACTCACGCCCCACGCCGTCCACGGCAGTGCAACCATTGCCGTTAACCACGGAAACGCCGCATCAAATCCGTTGTGTACGCAGTAATACGCCAACCCGATAACACCTAAATTGTTAATCCATAACAAAACCATTTCATACATCATGATTTTCTTCGAAAACGCGACCGCCTTTCTCTTCTTCCTTTCGCGCCTCTTCACCCGCTTAGACAACCTGCCTCACCGCCATTTCCTTTTGTCTTTCTCTGCTCTCTTTCCCTGCGCTCTCGCCCTCACACAACCCGCCTCACCGCCATTTCCTGTAGCACGTCCTTTTGTTTGTGCTTGATGTCCGTGGCGTATTCTAACGCCTTCGACATGTCGCCGTTGCACTGCGCATCCGGAATCCGCTGAACCGCTCTCGCCGTCGCCTCGCTCAATGCCATGTTCGCATTGACACTTTGAATCACGCTCAGTATCAATTTTTCAAGATACCTTTCCCGCTCCGCTTCTCTCTCTGTCTGCGCACGCTCTCCCCGCTGGCGCTCTTCTTTCTCTCTCGCCCTCCACTGCGCCTCTGCCTTGTCCCGCTTGTCCGACCATCTCTTTAGATAGAATAAACCTATCGGCCATATTAGACTGGAAAGAATCGTAATCACCGTCTGCAAATCCATCTGCACCCTCACCCCTTTTTCTCTTTATTATAAAAAATGGCGGGGGATATTTCCCCCACCATCGCACACCCCTAGTTTCTCAACGTTTCCACCTTTCCGTTAAGCTCCTCATACTCCTTCTCAATCCTCTTCATCTCGGCATAGTTCCCCCGTGCCGTCGCGTCTTGATACGCTGTTTTCAATAGCCTTCTCAAGTTGTTCCGCATCGTCGCATCGTCTGTCCCGCCTGCCATAATCATCTCCTTCGCCGCTTCATAGTCCCAACGGCCGCCGTACAAGAAAGCGTTCACAGCAAGCTCGTAATCCGGTTTCGTCGTCCCGCCTGTGTCCCATCTGCTCTCGTCAATTTCGTTGAACGTCTCCACGCTCTCTTCCTTTGGCTTTTGTGCGTTGTACAAAGAATCCGTTGCCGCTTTGATTTCTTTCGCCGTGTAGCCCTTCTCTTCCAACGCATCATATGCCGCTTCAAGCCTTCGGATGTTTCCTCTGCGCCTTGCTTCCACCGCCTGCATCGCCTCCGGCTCTTCTTTGATTCTGCCCTGCTCTTGCGGGCTGATTCTTTTTTCCAGATTTTCGTTGCTGACCCCCTCTTTTACCATGTCGTTGTAAATCCTTGTCGCCAGTGTCGTCTGCCCGCTCATCCGTGCGTCCATTATCATCTTCACGTATCGGTTCGCATTTCCGCTCGCCCCGATGTCGTACGTCCACCGGCTGTTTTCGTACTTGGCCTCTATCCCGCATGTGTAGTTGATGATGCTGTCTTTGAGCGCGAATAAATCCCGCTTCACATTGCCAATCGCCAAACCTGTCATCTTGGATAATGCACCCGCCGTGTCTATCAATAATACCTGTAGGGTGTAAGGCGATTCCCCGTCCATGTACTTCATCCATCGGTTGCCGATTCTTGTAATATCCACCAACCACGCCATGTCGGTTCTCTGTACCGTAAACCCTTGTATCGTGGACATCACGTCCCGTGCATATGGAATGTAGTTCAACGGATTGAAATTGTCTCCCAGATTTGACGCCAACGCCGCCATGATGTAGTCCCTCGGTGTCTCCGCCTCCGAATAATCCCCCCTGACCGCCGCCAGCCATTTCTCCATCAAGTCCCTTTCCTCGTCGTCGTCTCTCATCATGTCCGCAAATCCCGCCGCCATCGATACGCCGATGCCGTTTGCCGCCAATACCAACACCGTGCGGGCAACCTGACTGCCTGTTTCTTTTGATGGATTGCGCACATATTGCACAAGCGCATTTCGGAATATGTTGTATGTCTTAATCGGCTCGCTCATGAACGAAGTCGCCATTTGCGGCAATAGGTTTACACTTCGCCCCATCTGACTGCGGTGTATCGTGCTGTCCACCACCTGTGTCTCGTCCACAATCTCGCTAAAGCGTGCGCCGATTCTCTCGTTTAATGCATCCCCCGCCAATTCCGGATGCTTCTTTCTCGTCTCTAGCTCAACCGCCTTCCAAATCCTGCCCCATGTAATCTTGTCCGCCCATCCGGCGGGCGCCATGCTCGCCTCCTGTATGCGCTCAATCCCCGTCGAACCCACCAAAAGACTTTCCATCGACCGCCCGACGTTCATCTCGTAGTATCCCCACGCCTTCCACTGTGCAATCGGCGCAAAGGCGTATATCTTCTCGTAATCCGCACGCCCCGCAAACATCGCCTGCGTCAAGTACTGCGGGTCTATCATCTCCATCGCCCGTAGATAGGATGCGGGTTGTTGTAGCACCACGCGCACGTTCGCCCCGACTGCCGCTATCTTCATGTTTCTTAAAAACATACGGGGCAGACGCTCCATGTCGTCTTTCTTCGCTATTCCATTTATCCGCTCCATGAGCTCTTTCGCATACTTGATTCCGGCCGGACCCATCGTCCGCTCCATCATGCTGCGCACACTTGCAATCTTCCCCCCCGTCTCCGTTGGCATCTGCTTGTAGTTGAAAAATTTGTTCATGTCCGATAATGCAGGAACAAATGCGTTGTAACTGCTCATCTGGTCTACCTGACGGACGAATACCGAAAAAATATCCTCAACCATAATCGGATTCTTCGCGTAACGGTTTACGCTCTTCGTCACCCCCATGTTTTGCAGCGTCCCCGCTTTTGTGTTCGCGTCCCCGTAAAGCGTGTTCAAGTAGTTCCCGTCGCTGACAATCGGGAAATAATTCGGATCCAAAAACTTCTCATATCCGAACATCAGCATGCTCGTCTCGTTCCCCCATGCCGCCGTCTGTGCCGTGAGAAACCCTTGTATCTTGTCCGCCGCTGCCTTCTGCTCTGCCGTCAGCGTGTCCGTAATCTGTTTTATCTGCGCCTCGCTCGCCGGGCTTACCGGGTCAACCTCAAGCGCCCTTTTCGCCTTGCCTTTGAACTGTGTGGATGGTGCCGATTTGATACCACCCGTCAGGATGTGCCTCTGCGCGGCCGGCCGCCTCGCCAAACAATATAGGCTCATCACCTGCGCCATCGTCAACTCAATCGCTCCGCCGTTTACCTCAAAACGCTGCGGCGGCGACGCTCTCCATTCTCTCATTTGCTTTGTTGTCGCCACCGTCTCCATGAAATCCTGCGCCTCGGCAACGTGCCGTATTTTGCGGTCAAATCCTTCCCGCAATCCTCTGTAAATCGTGTTCCCGACCTCGTCGCTCATCTCTTTGAAAAAACTGCGCGCGTCCAACATGTTGACGTTTAGCATGTCCCATAATAACCGTAGGCGGTTGTTTTGCTTGACTGCGCCCCTGTCGCTTACCGCTGCGATGTAGTTCCCCGCCACGGCCGAAACCGGCGCCGCCCGCTCAACCGATAACAACGTGTTCGCCTTTGTGATGGATGCGCTGATTCCGCGTACAATCACGCTGACGCGCCGCATCTGCTCCGTCGTCAAGTCTTTCGCATATACGCCTTCGCCAAATGCACTCGCGAATTCTTCTAAGTAGTTGAGCACTTGCTGGTCTGCCTGTATGTATATCCCGTCGCTGCCTTCTTGCCCCAATGCCGCAAGCTCTTTCTTCGCGCGCGTCACGTCGTAGGCGCTCAAGCGAATCTCCGGGTCTGAAAATTGTAATTTGTCCAGTAGTACCACCACACCCGAAAGCATGTCTTTCGGCACGTGGTATTTGTCCGTCGGCTGCTCAATCCATTTTTTCAGCCGCTTTACCACCTTCTCCGTAATTCCTCTGTACTTTGCGTACTCCTGCCTGTCCTTCCGCTTTTGGTACATCTCCTTGTTTCTGGCCAACCGCATCCGGTAGTCAATCTCTTGCAGCGTCAACTTTCTCCTGCTGTCCTTTTGTACCTCCTCCAACTTCTTCTCCATCTGCGCCATCTTCTGCTTGCTCTCTTTGCGGTTTTCAGCAAGTAGATTTTGATACTTCGCCCGCTCTCTTTCTAACGCCTCCCGCTCTCGCTCTGCCAAAATCGGCTTTTGCTGCTGTACTTGAAAATAACTTTCCCACAATTCGTAAGCAACGTCGGCGGCGACTTCCTCCATGTTCATACCATACGGATTTTCATACGTTGGCGTGAGACTGTCCAATATAGAGATAACCTCTATCAACATATCCCCTTCTGTACGAGGAGCAACTTGTTGAGACGCTTCCACTTCGGAATTTTGGAAAAACTCTGGATATGCCTCCCACAGTTCCATCATCAAGTCCGCAATCGGTTTCCCGCCCTCCGTGGAAAAGTGCATACGCCCGAAGTTGTCTCTTCGCACGTTGTTGTACCCGCCCATGTACTCTAGCTCACTTCTTAACCCGCTCGTTACCTTGATTGTCGTGTTGCGGATGGTGCGCTTCAATTCCTCGTGCCTGTCGCTAAGCGTTGTATTTAAGCTCCTGCTCTCTTGCAGCGCGTCGTATGCCAACCCCTCCAACGCCTTCATGACCTGTACCATGTCTACCTCTGCGCCGGAGCTCACAACGTAATCGACCAATGCCTCAAATTTGTCGACGAAGGCGTCTATGTCGTAATCGCTTTCGTATTTCTCTAATATCTTCCTTGCCGCACTCTCCGCACTGTTTCGGTCATGCTCCACTCTCTCGAACTGCTTCTTTAGAGAATCTACCATCTCTTTTAGTCTGCTGTTTTCGTTCAGGACCACATCCAGGCTCACATCTCGCGTGTGTCTAGAAAATAATTCTTCATTTGTTATCTTTTTTCCCTTGATTTTTGCCCGCTTCTGTGCTATCTTTTTGTTATTAGAAGGCTCGGACTCACTTCTGCCGATTGAGTTATCACTTGTGATATCACTGTCAGCATTGTCCAGAGCCTTCTTTTTTTCGTTGATTTCTGTCTCTTCCAGATTGATGACGTCATATAGTGTCATGCTGCCTTTTGCTTTTGCACTGACAATAACTTCCGCCGTATAATCATTTCTCCCAACCCGCAATAATACAGTTCCACGGGCAAAGTTGCGAATACGATCATCCCGCTCGTGCAGCAACCCCTCGTTTACGTAGTTTCCGGACGCCAAAAGTATTTCGTCTGCGTTTGCAGCCGCTTTTAGCTTATCCCTATACATTTTAGGATTTCTGTGAATCAACCAACTCATGTACTTCGAAAATGTCAATTCCCGCCGGCTGTTCATATCAATCCGGATTACGTTGTTTCCAACCTGCACTCCATCAGGAAACCGCTCTTTCAGCGTACTTGTTACGGTCTTTACCCAGTCCTTCTTTGCCACTCCCGCAAGAATGTTCTCCGTAACCTCCACAAATGGTACGTTGTCCTGTGTATACTTGATGGAATATAATATTTCATTTTCATTACTTTTGTTGTCATTCTCCTTCTTTGGTGATATATTGTTTGTAGAAGGCATAGCAGTGGCGGTCTTGGACGTATCCGGAGGGCTCGTTACACTCGTGGGCTGTGTGCCTTCTTTTTTTGTGTTTTTTTGAAACGCTGTAACAATTTCCAATGTCCGACTTTTTGTATCCGGCACAGCTTCAACAATATAATATGTTCCGTTTATGCGCTTTTCAAAAACAACCATTCTGGCAAGCTTCCCATCTCGGTCACTGTATGCCTTTGACCGTCTTTTCTCAAGACCAATGCTGTCATAATGGTTCAATACATGTTGAATTCTCGCTATATCTTCGACCTTGGACATACTTTTATCATGTATCCCACTTATACCATGCCTTTTTTCTATATGTTCAATCGCATTAATTCGTATTTGATTTTTATAACCTTGTACATCAAATCCCACCAATTGGCTAATATCCTCTGCCATTTGCCCTTCAATAGATTTTAAATGATACACTTCCTTAACGGAAACTTCCCCATTCTTTACCCTATTGATAAACTTCAACAAATTTATGTCTATCGCTTCCATATATGCTCTTTTTATTGCTGGTATTTCTGCTTCATTAGGCGTTTGTCTTTGTATTTTCGTCACATTGTCAAAGTCGTCTGTCTCCCGAATAGAAAACAAGATGTCACGAGGAGTTCCCGCAGGTAAGGACGCTTCACTGTCTTCCGCACCTTCGATGAGGTCATATGCCGCCGGAATCTCTTCACTCCTTGCTTCTCTCCCCTCCGCCATCTCTCGGGCAACTCTCGCCTCCTGTACAAAAATCTTCTGCAATGCCTTTGTGTTCTCTATGTCTTTGTTTATATCCTGCGCAAACGGAGAATACCGGTTGTCTGCAAGCAGTCCCTCCAGCATCTCCAGTAAACTTTCTATAAACTCTTTTATTTTTGCCAGCACCGTCGGGTTCTCGTTTCGCATCGTTCGAATGAATTCTTTTGCCCGTCTTTCGTCTGACATCAGCATCTGGAATGCGTCTGCTGTCATCTCCGCTGTGATGCCGTCCATCGTTGTCACGCTTGTTCCGCTGTAACTCTCGTTGTATTGCGAAATGTGCGCTTCTGCATTTGCCACCATCTCAAACACCTTCTGGCGCATGTTCTGAAAACCCTCTTCGTTTACATCTCGTATGTAATGCACCACCTCGTGAAATAACGTCCCCGTAAATGTCTCGGAATCCAGCGCAACCGTGATGATGCCTTTCTTTGTTTCGTACATGCCGTTGACGCCCTCGGCTATCTTGTCCACAATCACAACCTTCGCCCCTGTGGTTTCGCTCATCAAGTTTGCAAACGCCATCTGTGCCCTTGTCGCCGTCCCGCTTCTTAACTCCACGCCCTTCTCACTTCTAAAACGGCTTTCTCCACGCACCTGCTTTGCAATCTCTTCCCCGGAATCCTTCACCCCGGCAAGGTATGCCGCCGTCATGACCGCTCGGTCGGCCGTCACCGTGTGCGCTGTCTGCTCTATCGCCGAAAACATCTGCCCCGTAATTCCGGCTCTGTATGCCGTTTCAAACGCATCGGCAAAACGCAAATCTCCGCGCCTCTCCGCTTCCGCTTGAAACGCTTCGCTCCCGTTCTCGCTGTACCATTTGTCGCCGTAGTCTCTCGTTGTCTTTCGCACCTGCTCCTCTGCGGGGTTTGTCTCTGTGGAATTTACCTCTACGGTGTTCATACCTGCGGAGTTCGTGGAGTTCGTAGGGTTCGGCGTCTGTTGCTCCTGTCCGCTTTCCCTTATCCCCGCTTCATTTGTCGGACCTTCCAATACGTTCCTGCCCGTGACACGGTTCATCCCCGATATGCCGCCCGAAATCACACCGCCCGAAAGTCCGCCGACTACCCCGCTGTATCCAACCTGTTTTGCCGCTTCAAGCAATGCCGTGCGTGTCGCTTCTCCCTCCGTCATGCCCTGCGCCATGCCCTGCTCTACAATCTGCGCAAAGTTGCTTCGCTCGCCCAATATAATCGAATCCGCCAGTATGTTGATAACCTCGGTCGTGGATTCTTCCAATCCTTCCCCGACCATGTTCGGAACAATCTGCCGCAACGCCGCCCTGACCCCTTGTCTGCTGCCTATCTCGCCCAACCGCATCAATCGGTGAAATCCCATCCGCTCGGTTACCGCTTCCGCAACCCCCGCAATCGCGCCAATCTGCAAGCTCTCTTGTGTCGTCGCCCCTCTTAACATGGCGTCGCTTCCCGCACTTCCCGCTGCGCCTGCCGCCATCATGTATGGCGCTATAGCGGGCATACCAACCGCCGCCGCTACCGCTTGATTTGTCGCAAAGTCAAACACGGCCAGTCCCGTGTCTGCAACAATCTTTCCAAATCCGTCCAACTCCCCGGTGAACCCTGCCGATGTGCCTTCTTGCACTCTTGCCGCACCCAATAGCGGGTGATATGGGTCAATTCCCTCATTGCCACCGGTTAGCGTGTTTTTTACGCCGACCCCCGCCATGTATAACGCCCCTGCAACACCGCCGATGTTCGCCGCGCCTCTCGCAAACAATGCCGCTCCGCCGTGTTCCTTTGCAAGTGCTTCGGAATCTTCTGTGCTTTTCATTCCCGCTCTTTGGTTCACAATCAATTCCAAAGACTTCAAATATTCCTTCGCCTTCTTCTCTTCTCCCGCATCTTTGTAATACTTGTACACCGCCGCTTCCCGCTCTGTCATGTGCTGATAATTTCCCGGCATTGCCTCGGGCGTCATTCTTGGGTTTACCGTGCCTCCCGTCGAATGCCCTGAACCATGTATCAATGCCCCTATGTTTTCTACCTTCGGAATTTCATCAGGAAGAACTGCTCCCTGCTCCAGTCTTTGGCTAACCTCCTGACTCTCTGCCAGCATCTGCGCGTAGGTCTTGCTGTTGTCCGGAATGTCACGCGGTTCCACATATCCGCTTCTCTCACGCATCCGTCTTAACGTATCATCGCCACTGTCTTGACCGCTTGCGTCAGCGTCTCCTCGTGAAGCGTCCCTACCTACATTACCCATATATCCGCTTCGTCTCTGCATTTGGGAAAACAATTGTTCCGTGGCTTCATCTCTTTTCGGTGCGGTCGCCGTCTTGTACTGCTCGTACATCCTCGTATTCGTCTGCGTATGCGCAGGTGGTGTATATCCGCCATATCCCGAAACGCCCCCATAAGCCTGCACTCTCTTCATCATCTCGTCAGGCGTGGGCAACCCACCGCCCGTTTCTCTCGGCGCTCCGCCCATAAACCCCGCCTGGCTTGCTCCACTTCCTCTTGAAGCGCCGCCAGCTCCTCCTGCTCCTCTTTCCTGCAATCTCTTCATCATTTCATCAGGTGTAAGCATGCTAAAAATTCCCCCTGTCCTACGCTCGTTTCACTGAATTATAAAAATTCCAATATTCCTCTGGTGTAATCGTGCCTTTCGCCATCATATTCTCCACCATGTATTGAAATTGCTCGCTGTCCCCGTGCTGACGGTATAACTTGCTTAACGCTTGGTATCCTTGCCCGTTTGGACTGTCAAAATTAAATGCATAGCCTTCTTCTTCGGCGTTGCTTTCAGCAACTCCTCGTGCGCTAACTCCTCCTCTATTTAGCATCTGCGCCAGCTTCGCCTCCTCTTGCTGTTTTTCCATGTCCTGCATGTACGCCAAATATCCCGCGTCGTAACCATAATCACCCAAAGAACGATAATCCCCAATACTCAATGCGTTTTGAATGTCGTTCTGCTTCGCCCTTTGTGCCATCTCTTCTTTCGACAACCCGTAGTTGCGGTCGCTTTCAAAAATATTGCGGTTGAACTCGTTTTCGTAGTTGTTCTGGCCGATTGCGTCCTGTAATGCGCCGTAATCAAAATTACGGTCCGTGTTCCACTGTCCCAACTCGTTTAAATGCCGTTGGTACAATCGGCTTTCTTCACCTTGCATCAACCCAATCTGATTGTATAGCTCGCTCCCCTCATCCATCCACTTGCCGTAGGATAATTGTTCTAACTGCGGCACTCTGTCGTTCAATCGCGCCAACGACTGGTCGTAAGCCTGACTGGATACCGTCCCGGCGTAACTGTTGCCGTAACCTCCTGTCATGGCCGCCATGTTCGCCTCCGTGTCTCGCATGGCGTTCTTGCCGTCCCGTACATATGCGTCCCTGTACTGTTGATATAATGGGTCTTGGTTCATGTTGTAGCTGAATGGGTCTCTGTTTCGAATCTGATTCATAACTTTGGATATCTCCGCGTCGTATTGTGAATTGTACACCGGCGCCGGATTCTTAATTTGGCTGTACCTGTCGTACAATGCGCTCACGTTGTCGTTTTGCGCCGCCGCTGTCGGCTTGATGTATTGCGGGCTGTACTCTCCCTGCAACCCGTCGTCTCCGCCATTGTATCCGCCGTAATACTGGCGTATCGCGTTTGCCGTGTTGTTCGACTGCTTCTTTTGCTCCGCCGTTGCTCCCTGTCCCCATTGCGTCTTGGCGTTCACAATGCTTTGCAATGCCCCCGGGTTGTCACGCCCTAACGCGATATCCGCATTCGAAAACACGAGGTTCGGATTTTCTTTCAAATAATCTTCTATGCTCTTTGCCATCTTCTCCATCCTCCGTCCGTTTTTCTTTTACTTTACTCTATTTCGCCCTTCGTTTCCCCCAACATAAAAAAAAGGGCGAACCGCCCCTTTTATCCGAACAAAAAATGAACCCGCTGTAACATCTCCGGCGACATCGACGCCGCGCCCAATGCCTCTAGGTAAATGGGTCTTATTCCGACCTCGCTCTCCCCTGCCAAAAAGTCCTTTTTCTCCTCCTCGCTCTCCAACCCCTCAAAATCCTTTGCCGCCGCAATCCTTGCCGTCTCTGTCGCCGTTAGGTTGTCTAGCATAATCTTTGCCACAATCGCCGGATACTCCTTTCGGTATAAAACCCCAATGTCTTTTCCCACCGCCAGTAAAACGTCGTTTTTAACCTTCATTTATCTTTGCCTCCAGTTCTTCCACTCTTTTTGTCAGTTTCTGTATCATGTGCGTGTTCAATGCCACAAACTCCGTGTATCTCAATGCATATCTGTAGTCCGTAATCTCCCCTGTTCCCTCGTGTGTCTCAAGCGTCCTTGTCTGAAGCGTCTCCGCCTTTGGCGGCTCCTCGTGCGACAACTCCTCGTGCGTCGCTTGCTCCTCATACGTCTCAACGTTCCCTTGCTCCTCGTGCGTCTCAACAAGTTGTGTCTCAACCTTCGGTTGCTCCTCTTGCTCCTCATACGTCTCAACGTTCCGTTGCTCCTCGTACACAGGGCTTTTGATAAACCCCGCAAAATCCGTACTCTCCAACCCCGCTTCCTTCAAGTCCGCTTCCACATCCTGCGCAATAAATCCAATGTGATATCTCTCGCTCGTCCCGTCGTTCATCTTGTAATGCACCGGCTTTAATCTCTTGTAAAATTCCTCATATCGCCGCATGTCATAGTTTATGCTGTTCTTTTGCCGCTCGTCCGATGTGTTGATTGTCCCCGTCTGGGCGTAAACCACAAGCCATGGATACCTCGAAGAACCAAGCAGCGTCATAGTCTCACAATGAAAATCCGTATCCGCATGGTAGACCATTCTTCCCTTGAGCGCAACGCCGTCATCTGTGCAATACACTGAAAATCGGTCGTCGTATGTCATACGCACGCCGGAATCCGTCGCAATGAAATAACTGTACTCGTCCCGCGATGCCATCATGATGCCTTGCGTGTTCCTCTCTCCATTGTTGCCGCTTCCGTACCCGATGTACCCGCCTATCGTGTTGCTGCTTGGCGTGCGGTAAACTTCCATGAACCCGCCCAAATGGATGTACTCCGCCGAAATACTCCCCGTCGAAATGTTGTCCCCGTTGATAACCGTGCGCCCGCCCCGCTCCAAATCCCGAAACGTAACACTTCCATAAAGCTCTATCTCCTCCGCAATCAAACGCGCCGCGCGGCTCGTCAGTGTGAAGCGCGATGCACTCGTATCATCTGCTACTAACCAGTAAATCATGTCCGCCCTCTGGCTCACTTGGGACATCTGCCCTTCTATACTCCCGACTGTCGATGTAATGGCGCTGACCGTCTGTGTCACGTTGGACAAATTCCCGTTGATGTCTTGTATCTGCACGGAAAATTGCCCCGCCGTCAACTCCATCTGGCTGGCCAGTCCGCTTAATCCGTCCGTCACCGTTACCGTCAATCCGTCCACTGTCAGCTTTAACTGTGCGGTTTTCTCGCCGTTGGAAACGTAGCTTTGAAACGCTTCTGTCGAAAAGTTCTCCTCCGGGTCAAGGTTGTAGAACATATACCGCAACTTCTCGTCCATCATCGCCAGATAATTTAAAATCGCCTTGCGTTCCTTCTTCTCCTCCAAATCCTCCATTGTAAAGCTCGGAAGGTTTGGTACTTGAAATGTCGCCATCCTGCTCTACCTCCGTTCTGTGCTTCCCGTAGAAAGGTATAATGTCATGTCAAATAGCTTCACTTCGCCATATCCCGAAAACTTCATGCGGAAGTGGTCGTTTCTCTTCGGAATCATCGGAACATTCACAAGCCCTTTCCGCGCTGCCCGCCCTCCGCCAATGCTGCTCAACCGCTCCCATGCCTCGCTGCTGTCGTATGAAATCCATACCTCCAACGCCGCACCAAAAGCCACCTCGCACCGCAACGACACGCGGGAAATAAATTTGCTCTCCGGCATGCCGTATGTCAAATCGCCCGTTTCGGCAAACCATTCAATGATTTCTTCGTCGTCGCCTTCTGTTTTTTTAATTGTGTTCCCCGCAAGAAAATATAACACACCGTCCAGTTGTGTAAAATATTCGCCCTCTATTGAGTCCTCTTTGTGCCACATGCCCCGGGTGGTGTCGTAAACAAACAAATGCCCGACACCCGCCGTGTCCTCGACGCTCAAGTAATATTTGTTGCCGCACCTGCCGCCGCTTCCCTTTGTGTATCTCACCTCGCCCAAGGCCGCCCCCACATCGGAGGGCATACTCCCCTGAAAACTCATCACGCCGTCCCTTGATTTGTAGAATAAAACCTCGTTCACAATCTGGATGCTGCCGCTGCTTCCCGCCTCAACGCCTCTCGCCGTTCCATCCATAATTTGAAAATTGGACGGCTTCGTCCCGTGTACGCGGTAAAACATATTTTCTTTGAAAAACATGATGTAACCCAAGTAAGAAACCGCCCCCGTAAAATCTCCGTCCGTCGCAATCGTCGCCGCGTAACTGTCCGTCGCCAATCCTTCAAAACAATGGAAATTAAATGGACTGCCTATTTTGGAGGCGTATATTTCGTGCTTCGCCGAAGAACACCCCCATAACCTGTTGTTGTCTACCGCAAAATAATCCATGTCCGGCAACGTGCGCGCAACCGTGATGCTTCCTGTCTGGCTCCCGTCTTTGTCAATCGCCGCAATGATTTTAATATAGTCCTCTCCAATGTCTTGTATCACTGCCGTTTTGTTCAGTTCTTCTATTTTGAAACCGCTTAACGTCACCCCGTCGTACTTCTCAAACCCCTTGTTTATGCCGTTGGCGGAAATCTTGATGTAGACTTGCCCTTCTCCATCCAACTCTGTCTCCGTCAAAAATGTTTGTTCATACGTAACTACGCCGCCGGAAGTGAACTCGTTTTCCAGTGTGCCAAACTCTCCGTTGTCCACGTTGTAGTATAACTTGTCCGGGAATATCAAAACCCTTGCGCCCATGGAGATAAATTGCTTCTTGCTGTCTGCCGCTTCCCCAACACATACCCCGTCATAAAAAACTTCCGTACCGTCCACCCATAGTAGCTTCTCTCGGGCGAATAACCCGTTTGCCTTTGTCAACTCCCGCTCCGTCCCCCGTGGCTTGCGCGGTGCAAGCAGGGGGAAACAATCCGAAGTCAGGTTTTGCATGTCGTAAAATTCGCCCTTCCCGACGCCCTCCGTGTGGTTGTATCCCCCAAACGTAATGGTCGTGTCCCCCGCTGGCCGCTTGTTCGTCAATCGCGGTAACCGCATCATCTCACCCTCTCCGCTAACATGCCCTTTAGATAGGTCGCAGACGGCTTGTGCGTCCGCCTGTAATATGCCGCATACTCGTCCCACTTCGTGTTGAACATCACCATCCCGTCGTTGTACCTTGCCGAATCCCCGTTGTAATAATCCAACATCGCCCGTATGTATTCTGTGTATAAATCGGAATAGGGTTCCTCTGCCACCAACTCCGCTTCTTCCTCGCCTTCCCTAAATGGCGTGAACACCCGCGCACTTCCTTCTGTGCGGTTTATAATTTCGTGGTATATTCGCCCCTCAATTTGGTTGATCATGTGTATCTTCTCGCCGTCCGTGTATCCGTTCGGGCTCAATGCATCCACCCTTGTCAATATCTCTCTGATTGTCATGTCATCCCACCTCGTCTTTCGCCGTGTATACGTCGTAAACGATACTTCCGGCAGATGGGTGATTCGTTCCCGAAAGCTCGCGAATCCCTTTCGCTGCGAGCATCGTCACCGCCGTCGTCAGGTCTGCCGGGCTGTTGTTGCTTCGAATACTTCCCGTATACATTTGCTGGGTATAGACCGCCGCTGCGCCGTTAGACCGGGCAGCGAATAAAGTAAATTGAACATTGTCACTTCTCGTAACATGATAGGAAATCGGCGCAATAATCGTGTTCCCTTCGTAAACGATTCGATCCATCGCCGTCCCGTTCGCCGTCGTGTTCGTTGAAGTCACTCTCGTCTTGTCGAAGTATCGCTTCCCTTCTTCACTCTCTAGCGTCTCAATGATGGCCGCTCGGTAACTGTTCGCCCAGGAGGCAAACCCGGCAGCCGCATTCGTACTCCTTGCCACTGCGTATAAATACGCTGCGTTTTTTTGTAGCTCTTCCCGTGCGTTCGTAAAGCCTATGAACGACGAATAACTCCCGTTCCCTGAGCCAACCCCCGATTCTTCCGTCACCTTCACCCACTCTTCCATCATCACCGGACTTGATGCTATCGCCGGTACCACAACAGAGGTGTTGCTCAAAGAAAATCTTTGCAATATTTTCGCCAGTGTCCTTGCGCCCAAATGGCTGGAAAGCACATCTTCAAATGTTTTTAACTTCGCCAACTCCTCCGGCTCTTCTGCGCCGTATACCTTGCTTAAAAACAATCCCCATCCCTCCGGATAATCTTCCTGCATCCAGTTGATGTAATTACTTGCATTCCTCGTATTATTCGCGGCGTAACGGCTTGTAATGACCTGCCGGAAAAGGTCTTTGTCGTTATAGGCATAACTGTTTGTTAAGTTTAAGCATAACTCTGTAAATGCCGCTTGTATGTTGACCGCCTCCGGGTCTATGCTGCGCAGTATCTCTTCTGTGTCCGCCTTGGTCGCTTCCGCCACTTCCTTTGTCTCAATCAACGTCCCTTGCTGCGCAATATAAATCTTGTCGCTCATGCTCATTCTCCCTTCTTCTGGTAGTACAATCCGCCCTCGTCGACACCCAATAGGTACGCCTCTTTTGTCGTGTCGTCTATAATGTCAATATCCTTCATCACAATCGTAATCGTCTCCCCGCTCTTTCCGTTTATCTCTGTCGGGTTGCCCCGCTCACCTGTATCGCCTTTCTCTCCCCGCTCGCCCGCTTCTCCTCGCTCGCCTTGCAGCCCTTGTATTCCCTGTATCCCTTGCACACCCTGTATCCCGGCGTCTCCCGTCTCCCCTCTCTCGCCCTGAATGCCCTGAATGCCCTGCACGCCTTGTGCACCGCAATCGCCCTTCTCTCCTGCTTCGCCCCGCTCGCCTTTTGCCCCCGTTTCGCCCTTGTCTCCTTTGTCTCCTTTTTCGCCTCGCTCGCCACTCTCGCCTTTGGGTCCCTCCAGTGCGCCGTTGTTCTTCCACTCGCCGTTTACGCCGTCATAAATATAAATATCATAACCCATGGCACTTGTACCCACGCCATATACATCTCCCGCCTCCGGCTCTGTTTGCGCCGCCATCAACGCACTTTCCGTATCGTAATAACCGCGAATGATCAGTCCGTTTCCTGTGTCGCCCTTGTCTCCTTTGTCCCCTTGAATCCCTTGTTTTCCCTGTATGCCTTGTATACCTTGTATACCTTGCTCTCCTTTCTCTCCCCGCTCGCCTTTTACACCTTGTACTCCTGTATCGCCCCTCTCGCCTGTCAGTCCTCGCTCGCCTTTTGCCCCCTTTTCGCCTTGTATCCCTTGCGCGCCTCTCTCTCCCTGTATCCCTTGCTCGCCTCTCTGTCCGCGCTCACCTGTATCACCTTTTTCTCCCTGCTCTCCTTGCGGACCTTTTGCGTTTCGGGCAATCTCCGCGGCACCTTCGGCGGCACCTGCGGCTTCTCTTGCGGCTCCTTCGGCTTCTCTTGCTTCTCTTGCGGCTCCTTCGGCTTCTCGTGCGGCTCCTTC